GAATCGGACTTATTAAAAAGTCAAAGTTATCAAAATACAGAGGGATTAAAATCCCAACAACATCAAACACAAAATATTCTTGATTCGCAAGAAAGAGCACAATATGCTGGAGAGTCTAGAACAAATAGAGGTTTCCAATCTATTATAGAAAGTGTTTCAGATAAAGCTTCTAATTTAAAAGAATCAGTTTTAACTGGAGCTAGAGATAATCTAGCTGCCACTGAACGTGTGGGAGGAGCATTAGATTCCACAGCATACAGAATTGCTGGTCAACATGATTCAAACATTTATCGTAGTACCCAATCTATTCAACAAGGACAGTCTGAAGCTATGAGACAACTTGAAACTGATATCGCACAAGTTCAATTAGAATCTCAAAAAAGTACTAATGAACTTATTGGATATTTAAAGCTTGGTGGTGATCAGAATTGGTCAAACTTTGCAAATCTTACAAAAGACATTTATCAAACAAAGGCTGAAACAATTTTATCTGGTACAAATCAATACGCAACCCTTGCTAAACAAGCAAGTGACAACACTGCACAAATCCAAATAGAAGCTATGAAAAACAAAGGAGATCTTGCTAAACAAATGGCATTTGAATACAGTTCACTTAAAGACAAAATCTCTAATTCTGAATCTAACATTAAAGAAGTACTTCGTGCACAAGAATCTGATCGTCTACGTGATGTTTTACGAGCATCAGAACATAAAAGTTTGTACTTTGAGTTAAAGAATCATCATGGTCACCACCGAAGACATCACCATTAGGAAATAGGACGATCTAGCAGTAAAAAACAAAAAGATCAAAATAAAAAGAACAAGACCCAAGATAAAGAACAGAATAAAATTCAGGCAATCACCACTCCAAATAATTCAAGTTTTCAATCAGATGTATTGTTAGATCGTCTAGAATTAAAGGAAGAAACAGATGAAAGTAAAAGTAGTAGTAATGATAAAATGGAAGACAATAATGCCCCGATAGAAGAACCTATAGAAATTACCCCACAATCTATAGAAATTACCCAAGAACATGTAGAAGAACCTATAGAAATTACCCAAGAACATGTAGAAGGACCTATAGAAGGACCTATAGAAGAATTTGTAGAAGAACCTGTAGAAGAATTTGTAGAAGAACCTGTAGAAGGACCTATAGAAGAATTTGTAGAAGAACATGTAGAAGAATTTGCAGAAGAACCTGTAGAAGAATCTGTAGAAGAACCTGTAGAAGGGCCTATAGAAGAATTTGCAGAAGAATTTGCAGAAGAATTTGTAGAAGAACCTGTAGAAGGACCTATAGAAGAATTTGTAGAAGAACATGTAGAAGAATTTGCAGAAGAACCTGTAGAAGGGCCTATAGAAGAATTTGCAGAAGAATTTGCAGAAGAATTTGCAGAAGAACCTGTAGAAGAATTTGCAGAAGAATTTGCAGAAGAAGTTATAGAAAATGTACAAAATATATTGACCAATATACCTATAATAAGTCAAAATAATACAAATAATACAAATAATACAAATACCCAAATTCCAGAAATTATAGATGAACCGATTAGTGAAATTCAAACAGTAGTAAATGATGTAGTAAGTAATGCATTGTATAAAATTGATGAAACAGCATACGACCTTAATTTATATAGGGATGATACTAAAAGTATATCGGATAGTGTCAAAAGTGTATCTGAAAGTGTCGCTAGTAAAGTAAGTAAAAACCCATTTAATAAAATTATAAAAAGGTTAAAAAAGTCAAAAAATTAAACCAATCTATTATAAAAAACTTATATTAATATTAAATATATATTAATATTAAATGTATATAGATTTAGATGCTTGTACAAAACTTCCACAACTACCCTTATGTGTAAAATATATAATAGATTTGTATATTTTACTCAACGTATTTATATATTACATCGTCTTTTACTTTTTTAGATGCTATTACATTTTTTATAATATACAATACAGCCTGATTTGTTTATATTACTGTAAAATCTTTCTCTATCTACTAAATTTTTAGTTTTACCAATTTTTAATATAGAATCTTCATTTAAATTATCTTTAAAAATATAAACGTGATCTCCATCTTCTGCATCAAAACATCTTCTATTCAACATTTTATTACGCCATGTTTTTTCTTTTTGCAATTCTTTTTGTGTTGTTTCTAATTTTTTTTGATTTTCTCCTATTAATTTTTGTTGTTCTTCTAATTGTTCTTTTGTGAGTTCATTGTAAACCATTTCTAATTTTATATAATAATCATGTATTTTATCTGCATTATCAGTATTACTTTTTAAACATAATTTTTTAAATGTATTTATATTCATCATTATAGTTTCTTGAGGTCTACCACCTAAATTTGTATTAGGGGGGTTTTCATCCGTTCGGATGACCGTGAACTCGCTCATCCGAACGGATGAGCGTAATTTTATAGTCTTTATTTTCAGTAAAATGTTGTTTTAATAAACGTTTACCATTTGCTTTGTTAGAAAAACCTATAAATTTCCATACATTATCTAAATTTACAACAAAATCGTTAATTGGATGATAATTTAATTGTGATTAAATTAAATAAAATAAATTTAAATATAATGTCCTAATAGATTTCGTCTATTAAATACTTGGATAAAATAACCATTTTGTAGCTGGATCCTTATCCGACATAAAAACAACAATTTTTTTAAAGATATCATCTTGTTGACGTAATTTTTCTATACTTTTCAATAAAGGAAAATATTTTGCAAATTCGTGCAATCCAAGTATTTGGAAAAATTTATGAAGTGTATAACTATAACTAAGGAAATTTTTTCTTCCTGCTGGTTTAAATTTTTCATATGGATCTTGAATCTGTTGAAACATTGTTTTTATTTTATCTTCTATTTCAGATGTTAGGGTAAATGGTGGTCTACCATTGATTCTATTTATTATACCAATCACATTATCATAATATTCATTCAAGTTTAATTTTTTTAAATATCTCTTTATTTTATCCTCTGTTAATGTATTCAAATCTTGAATACGCTCCTTGTTCGCTTCTAATAATACCTTGTCTAATATTTCTTGTGGTATACTACGATTTTCTTTAGCTTGGAATCGTCTTAACCAATCGTCTAAATGAGTCATTTTGTCGTATGTAAATTGAGGTCTGTAATCAAAGTCTTGAAGTTCTTTGTATGATAACTCTGCAGCCTGTTCAACTGTTTGTAAACAAATACCACAATTTGGGCAAACAAGAAAACTTTTATCAATTGTAAAATTTACATTGCATTTAGAACATACAACTTGCTCTTTATAGTAATCACGTTTATAATTATAATGAGTTGGTTCAAATTTTCTAAAGTATTCTTCTACCAGTGTACTTTTTTTCAAATACAGTTCTTGCAATTCATCATTATTTTGTTCAGACATCTCATTTATAGATAACAGTGATGTTTCCCTTTCATCTAATGTCATATATGCAAATATAATACGAGATGAATCTAATAAATAATCTATTTGATCTTCTCCAGACTCAACTTTTTGTCTATCTTGTTGTAATTCTTTAAGGTCTATTTTATTTGTATTTATTAAATTTGTTATTGGAGATATATTTTCTCTGTTTAATCGTTTTCTTAAAAATTCATCATTCTGGCGCTTTAATGTATTTTCAAGTGTTTTTATTTTATGATCAATAACACGTAATCTTTCTGATTTGTTATCAAATTCTTTTAATTTAATTTCGTGTTTATGCATTATTGAATGTTGGCTTTTTGACTTGTTTTTAGCGTTTGCATTTGCAAATTTTTTAGAATATGTTGGTACACCTGGGGTTTCCTTTTTCGTCCTCATAATGCATATGATAATGATAAATATTATTTGTTTTTAAATGAGGTAGTATGCGTTTACGGCTGTATTGTTTATTTATTTTAAATGCTTAATGTATAAATGATTTGTAACAAATTTCTAATCAACTTTTTGATTAAATATTTATTTATAATGAGTGCAGCATCAGATGGATGGAGAATATGTTACATTGGCGGAAATCGTTTTGAGTTTTATAATATGTTGAAAAATGATGTTATAAAAAATGACGAACCATTTTTAATTAAACATAATAACAATAATTTACATAATATAGATTTTGTAAATAATTTTAAAAAAAATTATGTTTAATAAAAAACTAAATTATTTTTAATTTAAAGATAATTTAGTTTCATATATAAAATGTCTAAATTAGCATCAATTTTAATATTTGCTTTAGTTTCAAGCGTAATTGCTTGTGATGAAAAAAATCATACTGTATGTGATAATAAATATAATACAACTGTACCAATTATTCCAACAAGTACAGTTAACAGAGATATTACTATTTTGCTTCCAACATCAACTGATATTTGTACATCTACAGTTACTTCTACTGTAAGAGGTAGAAATTGTTATAAAACAAAATGGAAGACTCATTACTCTACAGTTACTGATACAGTTACCGATACAGTTACCGATACAGTTACCGATACAGTTACCGATACAGTTACTGCTACACTTACCGATACAGTTACCGATACAGTTACTGCTACACTTACCGATACAGTTACTGCTACACTTACCGATACAGTTACCGATACAGTTACTGCTACACTTACCGATACAGTTACCGATACAATTATAGAACAAATATTCTTTACAGTTACTGAAACTGCTCCTTGTACATCTGTAAGAGACCGTGAAATTACTATTCCAGAACCTACAGAAACACCTTGTATAGACTGTGTAACACCAGTAGAAACACCTTGTCCAGAAGAAGTTACTCCTACACCAGCTCCTGAATTGACTCGTGATATTGTAATTCCAGAACCTACAGAAACACCTTGTCCAGAAGAAGTTACACCTACACCAACTCCTGAATTGACTCGTGATATTGTAATTCCAGAACCTACTGAAACACCTTGTCCAGAAGAAGTTACTCCTACACCAACTCCTGAATTGACTCGTGATATTGTAATTCCAGAACCTACTGAAACACCTTGTCCAGAAGAAGTTACTCCTACACCAACTCCTGAATTGACTCGTGATATTGTAATTCCAGAACCTACTGAAACAAGTACAGTAATGGAAACACCTTGTCCAACAGAATCTGAAACTACTTCAAGTACTACTTCAACTTCAGAATCTGAAACTACTTCAAGTACTACTTCAACTTCAGAATCTGAAACTACTTCAAGTACTACTTCAACTTCAGAATCTGAAACTACTTCAAGTACTACTTCAACTTCAGAATCTGAAACTACTTCAAGTACTACTTCAACTTCAGAATCTCCTATTGAAACGATAATTAATCTTGTTAAACGTAGACTTAGATTTATGTAAAAAATAAAAATATAAATAAAAATAAATAAAACGATTAAGTTTATTAATTAACATAAATTTAGTGTTAATTAGTAAATGCTTTTGAATATACTTATACTTAAGTTAGTATCTGCTAATTTTTTAAAATATGAAACGGTGTATGAACTTGCAAAAATGTCAAATAATGTATATTATAGTATTGGAAGTAAATATTGGTTAAATACAACGTTGGATACGGTTGAAAATAGAACAATAGAAAGTGATACTGTAAAATCATATTTGTTTACAAATAATGCAAAAGATAAAATTGTTATATCATTTAAGGGAACGAGTGTATACTGGACAAATTACAATACCTTACATGTAGAAAATATATCAGATATAGATGAAAATAGTGGTGGTATTTTACAAAACAAAGATAAAACTTGTACACTTTCAACTTCTGTAAATGATAAATACAATGATAACTTATTTTTTTCGTGTTGTTTTTACAAACAAAGTAGTTTATTCAAAGTTTGTGATGGTTGTCAAGGATTAGAAAATTCAGAATGTTGTAGTAAATGCTACGGTACTAGTCTAGATTATGATAAAAACTATATTAATATGGTAAGAAAAATTGTTGACAATGTAAAAATTGATTATGATTTTGATAAAATAGATGTATATTTTACTGGACATTCTTTAGGTGGTATGTTGGCTAGTATTGCGTCTATAATATATGATAAACCAGCTGTTACATTTGAAACTCCTGGAGATATTCATTATATAAAACGTTCTGGTACAAATGATAAAGGTTCTAATAAAATATATCATTTTGGACACAATGCAGATCCGATATTTATAGGTACATGTGGATCAATTTGTTCTATGATTGGATATAATATACATACAAAATGTCATAGTGGATTTACGTGTTTATATGATGCAAAGAAAAAGTTGGGTTATACAGAATCAGTATTAAATCATAGGATTGAGTATATAATAAAAAATGTAATTCCACAATGGGAAAATGATTTTCCAGAATGTATAAAGGACACTGAATGTATAGAATGTGAAAAATGGGATTTTAAATAAATATGACCATTACTTATTTACCAGTTGACGAAAAATTTGGGGTAGTTTAGATTCGACGAATCGTTTGTCTAAAGAATAAGTTTCAATACATTTTTCTCCTTTTGGTTTAGTATAACCAGGTTTATTGTAAAAGTTTTGTATTATTTTTTTAGATAATTTATGGCTTTTGTTTGAATACAACTTGTGGTATTGTTTTATTAACTTTTTATAAACTAAACTATTTTTTTTGTAACGTTTATCTCCTTTAAATTTATTGTATAAATTTTTATAGTAGCTTTTTTTAAAAACTATAAAATCACCTGTTGTAAACATTAATTTCATTGTAGTTTTAATTGTGTCAGGTACGTATTTATTGTTGTGTATTGATTTGAAAAGTGTAATGAAATCGTACAACTCCTGACCAGACTTTGTAATGTATTTTAGTCTATTTGTATAATCCCATGGAACTGACATTTTATTAGGTATCCATGAAAATCCAAAATCTGACAATAAAAAAACCCAACCTAAATTTGGAAGATAGTATTTTTTATTATCTATTATATATGTCCAATAACCACCTGGTTGTACACTATGTACTAATATGTTTCCTATATGTAAATCTGTATGTATCATATTAAAATAGCGTCGCATTGCTAGTAAACCTACCATAATTTGAAATAACGCATTTAACCAAACTTCATGGGAATGATTACCCTTGACCCAATTTGTAAAATCACCATATATAGCATATTCATTGTATAATCTTATAGTACTCTTTTCATAATTCCAATCATAATTTATGTTAAAATGAGGACATATTTTTTGAAATACAAGTTGGTTTGTTAATGTTAATGTTATAACTTCTATTAAACTTGGTTTATCAAATGCACTTTTGCTATAAAATAACTTTTGCACACTAGAACTATCAGCTCCAATCATTTGATTGGTTATTCTTTTTTTATCTGCTATACGTTTTAGATATAATGCCTTTGTTACAAAGACCCCTACACGTGACCTAATACTTTTATATTTATATCTTGTTTTATTTGCAAATGTAGTTTTATACACTATTCCTTCTATACCTGACGATAAAACACGTTTTGAAAACAAAGATTGTGTTGTATTGTATATATATTTTCCAGATTTGTCCTTTAATAAAGATAAACGTTTATAGAAATATAACCAATCTTTGAATCGTTTTAGTCGTGTTTCTACCCTTTCCATTATTTATAACAAAGAATAAAAATAATGGGAATAATAAGATTTATTCTATTACATTTTGACTAATTACATATTTCAAGTGGTAAAATAATATAAGCGCCAATATTGATTGTGATCTATTTTGCGTTATACTATAAGCCATACCAACACTCATAATTATAAATAAAGTTTGCGATTGTACAAAACTTGTTTGTAATATAGCTGTTTTTAAACCAGTATCTTGTGCAAAAATATGAATAATAGCATATGAACCTAATATGTTTAGGACTTGTTTAATTGTATCATTATAAGCTGGATCAACTCCCATATTTTTAAAAGAAAAACTACTATATTTAACGTCATAATAAACCATTAATAAGAAAGGTATTGTTAATACAATCTTTTTCAATTGCTGTTTGTAAAAATCATTAGGATCAAAGTATTGATCAAGGGTGTCATTTACATATTTATAATTATAAATTATATATACTTGTAAACCTAAAATGATCCATTGAAATGCATAGAAAGGTACATAACCATAATTTTCTATTAACTTTTGATCAGACATATATGTATATGTATGTATATTATATTATAAGAAATTTTTATAGTATAATAATATATATAATAATATATATATATGAATAAATCAGAACTTTTAAAAAAGTATTATACAAATTCTATACAAATTCATATGGATGTTATTGATGATATTATTGATACATGTTTACATAAAAATCTTAAAATTCTAGTGTTTGGATTAGGATACGATTCTAATTTATGGTATAATTTATCTGATAATAATACATTTTTCGTAGAAGATAATCAAGATTATATAGATTTAAATAAAGATATTCCCAAATCAAATATAATAAAATATAAATATAAAACAACTGTCGAACAAAGTTTTGATATATCAGATGAAGATGTCCTTAAACATAGTATTCCAGAAGAACTTTTACAATTAGCACCATTTGATATTATTATAATAGATGGACCTGCTGGTTATGCTGGAAATAGACCAGGACGTTTACTTCCTGTTTATTGGTCAAAGACTTACTTGTCCAAACCTGGAACTATTGTTTACCTAGATGATTGTAAAAGAACTTTAGAGGCACATTGTATCGATCGTTTTTTAATTGATTATCGAATACATCATTTTTCAGGAAGAGGTGGTTGTGATAAATTTGTGATAAATTTATGATACGTCATTAATTTTAAAAAAACGTCTATATGTTGGTTCAAAATTCATACGTAAACCATATGTGAAAACTTGACTTCTTTTTTCGAGTAAAAACTTGTAGATATTGTTTAATTGAGTTGTTTGGGTTGTCTTTTTAGGAATTTGATTTATTTTAATATAATCGTGATCTAAAAGTACTTTTAATAGGGCTGCTACAACAATAGCGCTTCTTTGTTTTCCAGCGTGACAATGAATTAAGATTTGTTGTTTTTCTACTGAATATTTCCTAACTAAAAGAGGTATCACTATTTTAAAATATTTTTCCATTAGTATAAAATCACGCTCTAGTAAACTATCATTTACAGGAATTCTGTATGTTTCTATTTTATTTATGTTACTTATCTCATCTAATTCGGATTGTGTATAAATCTGATTATACAGCGGCATATTTGGAGTACAGTTTAAGATGAAATTTATATTATTCTTTTTTAAAAAATCTATATCTATAGCTGCTTTGTAATTTCCTAACCAAATTCCTGGTATAATTTCATCAACACTAGTTTGAGCATATAAAAAAGTTGAAGCTAAATCATAAATCATACTGTAAATGTAATAAAACATCTTAATATTTATAATAGACTAATAAAATAAAATTGAAACTTTTTTATTTCTAAGATAAAAGTAATGAGGGGTAAACGTCTAGTTGTAGAAAAACAAAATACTGAAACAACAACCGCAACAACTACAGATATGACAACAACTGTAACAGATACAACAACTGCAACAGATATGACAACAACTACAACAGATGATGATGATTATTATTCAGAAACAGAAGATACATCTACTCAAACTGGTGGTAAGAAATACATAACAGTATCACGTCCCCAATATATAAAACCCCCACAAGGTAGTATCCAAGATAACTTTACAAAGGAAGAAATACTACGACGTTTACAAAATTGTATTCCATTAAAAACTATGCGTGAAAAAAGTATAGTTAATGATTTGTCCATATTTAAAACTTGGATAAGATATTATAATGTTGAAAAACGATTATTTAGAGTTGGAGGGTTGCTGTTAAAATCAGGTTATCCAGAATACATAACTTTAATAAATCCGAACAAAAATGTAACTTGGAGTGTTCAATTAAAAGATAATATTTTATATATACAAGATCCTAATAAACAGGAAATATCTAGACAACAAAAAGAACAAGAACGTAAGGAAAAAAAAGAAAAAGAACGTATGGTAAAGGAAAAATTGTATGAAATGTATCAAAATGGTAGACTTGCTATAAAAAAATAAATAAGGTGAATTCTAATTTAATAAATAAGATGAATTCTAATTTAATAAAAAAAATGATTTAAACTCTATTTACTATAATGTTTAAATGAATGTCAATCGAAGATTTTTAAAAGAAATTCGTCAATTATATGTACAACAATCTCAACGTGAATTATTAGATAATGATTATTTAATTCATTATAATGAAGCGGACATACATCGTTTACATGCTATAATACGAGCGCCATCTGATAGTGTATATAGACACAAATTTGTAAGATTAGATCTTAAAATCCCTGATAATTACCCGCATTCTCCACCAGAAGTAACCTTTGTGAATTATGACGGAGTTAGAATACATCCTAATATGTATGAAAATGGAAAATGTTGTGCTACAATCTTGAATACATGGGGAGATAGTAAATTTGAAAAATGGACATCTAGTATGGGTATTGAAACAATTTTAATAACATTTCATTCATTTTTAGATAACAATCCTTACATGTATGAACCAGGAGGAAGAGACGATCCAAGTTATACTGTTTATGTATTATATCAAAGTTGGATTTCTTGTTTAATAAGATATTTGCAAAATGAGCGTATTGAATTGTTTAATAACTTTATACATAATTATATGTTAACAAATATTGATGGTATTTTCAGTGATTTGACTTTAATGGAAGAATTGTATCCTACTGGATATTACGAAACAAGATGTTTTGAAATAGAAAGATATCCGATTGACTATTCTAGATTAACAACAACATTACAAAATTATTATAATTACATAGACTTTTCTGAAAATCACACCGGTGAAGATATTAGCTTTGATGATTTTGTAAATCGTGAATATAATTGTTGTATTTGCTATGATTGTGATGAAACACAGCCTCATACATTCAGTTTACAAAATTGTAAACACGTTTTTCATAAACCTTGTATTAAACAACATATTGAAACAAATACTAATGTGTGTCCAATGTGTAGAACAGAATTGTCCGATGAGGATTATTTATCGTTAACCTTTGTTGAACAACAAGACCAAGACCACCAAGAAGACAACCAAGAAGACGAATGGATGATTAATCCGTTAACTAGAAGAAGAATTAAAATTGGTGGAAAAACTTGGTTATATCTAAAGAATTCGGGGACAATTTAAAGCATAATGTTATTGGTGTTATTAGCGTTGTTGGTGTTATTAGTGTTGTTATCATTGTTATTAGTGTTATAAGAATTACTGATTTCTTCAATAAATATTTTATCAAAGTTTGGTATATTTTTGTAAGAAATTATTTCTTCAAATATTTTTCTAAAATCTTGATGATAAAAAATTGCATTTTTAAAATATACATTAATCAAGTGACGTAAACGTAATTCTATAAAGGTTTTATTTTCTATATAATTGGATATATCATATGTATTATGTGCTTTAAAAAATCTAGTTGGTATAATTGCTAAGGATTCTATGTATGATAGGAACTGGCGTATAGTTGTATCAATCGTTATAGCATCTTGTGATGTTATTATTTTATTAATAGTTTGAAATACAGTTTCTTGGGTGGGTAAAAAGTATATATTTAATAGTCTAACCATTATAAAATATAAACTCCAAGCAAGACAATGGCCAGATTCTGGACTTATTAAAGATTGTATAGTTTGTGCACCTATAGGACATGTTGTTGATATATTTATAAATGTATATCCTGTTAATTCAAATGTTTTAGTTAGAAAATTTTGTATTATTGACTCGATATGTAATATATTTGAATAAGCGTGACTTAGTATAATACCATGTGGTTCAAAAAATTCAACAGTTTTTTGTAATTTATCAATAATAATCAAGTTAGAATGTGCTGTATATAAATTAGAATCGTTTTTTTGTAATGTTATGGCATAATCTGATTCTATATTTAAAAAGTCAATACGTACTGGAAGTATTACAATTGGTAAAGTGTTTGAAGTTAAACAATTCATTATTTGTGCAACTGTATCTATTGATATTGATATTTGAAATGTGGTCAAATTAATTCTTAAAAAATAATCTTCTATTTTATTAAAAAACATATGACATACACGGTCAGAAGATGTAGAAAATAAATTAAAATTGAACAATATGTTATCTAAACATTCGGAGAAACTTGTATCATCTAATGCAATTATATTTGACATTGGTAAATTTGATAAATCTGGTAATATAATTGTATTCATATCATCAGGTGAAATAGATGAATATGGATCATATGGGTTAACATATTTTGTATCTATATGTCTAGTATACAAATATTGATCAAATTCACTTGTTAACATTTCATTTAACTGATTATCTTCTATATATGACATTAATATAACCGAATAAAAAAGATTTGGTAAAAATTAATTTTGTAAAAATTGAAATATTTTAAATCTTTATCTAAAATAAGATGATCAAGTTTATTAAGCGTACTAATTTAAAAGAATTGGAAAATATTGTTTCCAAAATTGATGATAAAATTGATGATAAAACGTATGCAAAAATTAAAAAATATATAAGCAAAATTGAAAAAAGAGATATTGAAGAATATAAATATGGTAGTAGTTGGATTGATAAATGGTTTATGCGTCTTGATATTTCAAAAATCAATAGTCTTTTAAAACCATTTTCTATTGTTGTAGTTTGAAGATTAATAAATAATATTCTATTAATCGTCACGTATTAAATTCGTTTTATAGTTAAAACCTTGTTGATTCAATTCTTTTACAGTATCGTTGTATACTTTGCAAGCTTCTAATTCAGTTGTGAATGTTCCTATGTGTATCTTTTTCTTATTCATCATATAACTACAAGCCCATTTTTTATTCCTTGTCAATGATACTCCGTGATAATTGCTTGTTTTCTTTTTAGATACAATGTCTTTGCGTAAATCTTTTGGTATAGTTGTATAGTCAGGTATATCGTTTAAAATGTAATTAGTGTTAAAAGTGTTATTAAAATAAAGTGCTTGTTGATTGTATAACTTGGCACATTCCGTTTCATCTTCGCTTAAACCTAAATTATATGTTTTCCCAGATAGTTTAATACTAGTTACATAATATCTACGTTTGGAATCATAACTAACACCTTTATATTTAGATGTGTTTTGTGATTGGTTATTTAATTTGTTTAATTCTGGAACATTTCTAGGAATAGTTTTATAACCACGTATATTGTTTAATATTAAATTTGCATTTTCAGTCTTGTTAAGATACGCAGCGTAATCATTGTATATTTTAGCAGCATCTATTTGATTCGCAAAATAACCAAGAAATACCCTTTTACAATTATATTGAAATTCTGATTTCCATTTTAACTTTTCTTGTACCCAAACAACTCCTTTATAAAATGGTAATTCATTGTTTTTAACTGTAAAATCATTTATTAATTCTATATTATCTTGTGTTTTATAATGTTCTTGTTTTTCTAAAGCCGTGTCTAATTCATTTTTAAGATCCAATTCTTTGTTTTTCATTTTAAAATCCGAGTAATCTTTAAAATCATTTTCATTTATAAAATCAACACATAATCGTATAGTTTTAATTGCATATGCTAATTCTAAATCATTTTTGAAATAAAACCATTCGTTACTTCGTTGATTATAATTTTTAATTCCGAATGGGTGTAGAATATTATGAATAAGTTTTTCTGATCCATCTTTATCACTTGAAAAGAATTTAGAAACTAATTCTAAGGATTTTGTGCTTGAACTTGTGTTTAGAGCACTAAGTCTACTGTCAACTCTATCTGCAAAGCCGATTTTATAATGTCCAATAGTGCTATTGTCTTTTATAATGTAATTGTATCCAGACTTTTTACCAAACCCAAATGTTTGTGGTTTATTTTCTAAATCTTCTAGTAATTTATCTTTGATTTGAAGTTGGTGATCCTTTTCTTCTAACAATTTAGCAGCAGTTTCTTTCTCCTTTTCTAAAAGTAATTTTTGCTGTTCTATTTCTTGTTTTATTATTTTGTTATAAATATTTTCTAATTTCACATAATATTTACGTATTTGTTTACCTTTATCAGTTTTAACCATCATACATAAATTCTTAAATGTATCTACGTTTAACATAACAGTTTCTTTATTGAACCCACCTTCATTTTTGCGCTTCTCCGTATGGAGAAGCGCGACTTTATAGTCTTCTCCCTCTATAAAATTATTCTCCAAAGTTCTTTTTGCATTTTTCTTATGAACAAATCCAATCATTTTATATACATCCTCTAGGTTAATCGGATAATCATTAGTTGCGTGATAGTTTATATAAACATATAAATTAGCAACATACCATCGTTGTTCTTCTTCTGTAAATTCGATGTTCATAAGTTCAACCAACTTAGATTGAATATCTAAAGAAATAGTTGTATTGCTATTTTTAACAACATCATTAAAATTAATTGGTTTATTTGTAATCAATTGGTCCATATTTTTATATTTTAGTATAATTATTTATTTTTAAATACATTTTAGAACATAACTTTTTAAATGTATTTATATTCATCATTATAGTTTCAGTTGCAAATTTACCGTCATCCGTTCTGATGACGGCTTTACCACCCAAATTTTTAATATAGGGGTTTTTTCCATACGGAAAAAAACTGTTTTGTAATCTTCACCATGTTATATTTATGATTTTTAATTTTTTTATATTAATCGTCGTCTGATTTGTAACCAACTATTTCACCTTGTCTTGAAACGATAACTTTGAGTTTGCGCGTTTTTGCAAATTTACGTTTCAATTTGTCCATTTCTTCCTTATCTTTATCTCCTTCCTCCTCGTAATTCTGGTTATAATTAGCAGAATGATATTTCCAAAATTTAGAATGACCTGCTTGAAAATTACTATGGGGTTCTGCTTTATACCAGAATACCTGTTCTCTTAGATCAGTACTGTTTCCTGACGTTTTTATGACCAGACATTCGTGGTTTTGTGTACAAGCATCTAGAATATTGCAGAAATGATCAAAAGACGGTATCATCCCAGCGTAGTCGTCATATATTTTCTTTCTATTTTTAACACTAGGTTCGTTGAATATAAATACATAATCGATATTACTTCTAAGTTCTGGTGTAATACCTAAAGGATATTGCATAGTTAATATAAATAAGAAGTTGTAATGTCTACCATTGAAGAAAATGCTTTTAATTGTTTTTTCTTTTTTCCAGTTTTGTGCATCGTGTAACATATCGTCTAACACTATAAACAAATTATTACTTGCGTGTTTTCCTGTATCAGATAAACCCTTTGCTTTTGATTCACGAATTCTTTTCTTTTGACGTGTCATAATACTATCTACTAATTCTGGATCATATTCAGAATGGATAAAACAATCAGGTATAAAATCACCAAAAAATGGAGAAGCTTCTTCTGTTCCAGAAAATACAATTCCTGACGGTATATCCTTATGATGAAAGAAGATATCTCTGACAAGCCAACTATTATGTGTGACAATAAAATTTCCTAATACATAACGATTATTTCCATCTAATTCGATACCAAAATATTTATCTTGTGGTAACTCAGTTACCTTTATTTGACTAACTAATGCATTAACTCGTTCTTTTCTTGGTTGTGCCTGTTTTCTCTTAATTAAAGTAGGTATTTCATGTATACCTTCGCCGTTAATATTTATTCTAAATGCTTTCCCAAATTTTTTAACGCCTTTATGTGTCCACGATGTTTGTTTAACGTGTTTATAAGTAGTAAATCCTAAACTTCTACATAAATAAATAATATCGTCAAGTAATTTCTCATGTTTTTCACATTGTGTTATTTCAAAATCATTTCTATTACCTAAATTACCATCTGCATCTATAAATCCAGCTAATAAACGTAATCTAGCCTCTCTAGTGTTACATTTATAGATATGAGGAATATGTTTATTATTCAACATATCTAAATCACGCAATGTTTTCAAAAACATATTGTCTTTTTGTCTATAACCACTTGAAATTTTGTAACAATATATTCTTTTATATTCTAAATACAAGTTGTATTGGCTTAAATTGTTTGCAAAATAATGTAATACTGTAGAATCTTGTGTAGTTATATCACTATTTGCACTACTCCCATCTCCTAACCAATAACCAATCATATAAGGATCGATTGGTAAAGATGTTGTTTGTTCTGGAAAAGTTAATGCTGAGACTTGATATCCCAATAAATTTTCTTGGTATTTTTTAGATAATCCCAAGTATTCTTTTATAGGAATATCTACATACAAATTGTCTACTATATTATCATAATAACATTTTGCTTCCGCAAAAACTGACTCTTTAACTCTATTTCGATAAGAAAAATCTTTATGTATTAATTTAGTTTTATTTTTATCAAAATATCTTACTTGAAAAGACATTTTGTCAAGTCTCTCAAGTATAATTTTTTTACCAGACCATTTTAAACTTAAAATATGATGACTATTTACTGTATAACTTTCCCCCCGTTTATTTTCTACTTTATACATTGTATCAGTCCCAGAATGTGTTTCTAAAACATTTCTAGGTGTACTGTCATCACCCATAACTTGTTGTCCAACTTTAATATCCTCTACATTTTTAATTGTACCATCATACATTAACACTTTTGTACCATAAGATAACGATTTTCCACTCCGCCTCTTACCTAAGCATAATATGGTAGCATCTGGAAGAATACTTTTAATTTTAAATTTTCTTAAAGATAACTTTTCAAACTCGTTTATTAACATCAATGATATATACGTCTAATTTTTTTACACCTTTTAAACGTGTTAAAAACGAAAATATAATATAACGTATATAATTAAGGATGACTGAATATGAAATCATAACATCTATTTATACTACACCACTAAAATACACCCCTGAAATACACTATGATCAAGAAATAATCAAACGCGTAAGATTTAATGAATGTGTACAATGTTATATATACGAATATAAGCCCTTAACCATATACAAAACAAGTATAAAATACTGTATAAAAAAAATATCAAAGATAATAGGTGGGTTAAGGATAATCACATAACA